GCACGCTTCTACGACACAGAGGTGTTCAGTAAAGACAATCAAAGCCAAACGGCTTACAACTGCGGCGCACGCAGCGTAGTTGGTTACATGATTACACTCTGCGGGCAGTCCATAAACCAAGAGGAAGGCCGCGATGAGCGATAACCTTGAAACTCAAACACCAGAAGTAGCAGTACCAGAAACCAGTCTGATTAACCAAGACTGGACAGCAACCGTCCCTGACAAATTCAAATCAGAGGATGGCATCAACCACGAGGCTATCTACAAGTCCTACACTGAGCTGGAGAAACAATTCAGCAGCCGCGAGACGACGCCAGAAGATTACGCCATGGAGATTCCCGAAGGCGTAGAGCTAAGCGACGAGGACAAGGCAGAGTTCGATCAGTTCAAGGTCGCGTTCAAAGAAGCCGGATTGACACAGAAGCAGTTCGATACTGTCATCGGCCAGATGATGCCAACGCTGCAAAAGGCGATGGAGGAGATGCAAGCGGACTACGGCCACATTAAGACGCCAGAGTCAGCCAAAGAGGAATTAGCCAAGGCATGGGGCGATAAATACAATCAAACTATCGCTACTGTACAAACGATTGCAAAGACCTATAATAAGTCTGGAGCAGACATTGATAGCTACGGATTCAATGACCCGAATGTCTTGAAGCTATTAGCGGATTTGTCCACTCAGTTCAAAGAAGCTAAACCCGTTGATGGGCAGCAAGTTACGGATTCTTTGGCGCAGATTCGCGCTAATCCGGCGTACTGGGATAGTAGACATCCTGAACACGCACAACTGCAACGCCGAGCAATGGAATTAACTTCTTTGAAGGTAAGTTGATGGCCGCGCAAGCGATAACCTGACATGAGCCAGCTAACCACACCTAAACCTGTAAGGAGAGACAATCATGTCTTTTACCGTTAATCAGGCTTTTGTGACCAAGTTTGCTGAGGACTTTCATGTTCTCGCGCAACAGTCCGTAAGCCGTTTAGAAAATCTGGTACGTCGTCGTCCAGGCACTATTACTGGCGAATCGTTCACCATTGAAACGCTGGCTACTGCTGTCTCGACAGTAAACCGTGGCCGTCACACCGACCTGTCTTACAACAACATGGCGCACGTTCGTCGCTATGCTGACATGCAAGACCTTACCTCTGCCGAATTGCTGGATTCGATGGACAAGCTGAAACTGCTTGCCGATCCAATGAACAGCTACTCGCAGAACCTCGTTTCGGCTATCAACCGTGGCAAAGATTCGATCATCATCCAAGCTGCCTTGGGTAATGTTCGTACCGCTTCGGGCGTTAGCGCGCTGCCTGCTGGTCAGATCATCGTTGACGGTGGCACTGGCTTAACCGTTGCTAAGCTGCGTCAGGCTAAGTTACTGCTTGATGAAGCTGAAATGGATGATTCTGACTTCTTCCGTAATCGTGGTTTAGCTCAGGCCAAGCAAGACCCATTCGGCAACCTCGCTTCGCCAAGCTACATCATCGTCTGCTCAAGCAAGCAGATCGACAACATGCTGGCTGACAGTGATGTTAAGTCGGCTGACTACAACAGCATCAAGGCCTTGGTATCTGGCTCGATCAACACCTACATGGGCTTCATGTTCATCCGTGTTCCATCGAACCAACTGCCACTGACCGGCAGCGTCCGTAGCCCGTTCGCCTTCGCACCGCGTGCCATCGAGTACGGTGTTGGCCTCGAAACCAACGCTAAGATGGACTACATCGCACACAAAGATTCATGGCAGACACTTGCCAAAGGCTCTTTCGGTGCAGCTCGCGCTGAGGATGCTGGCGTTGTGCAAATCAACTGCCTCGAATCCTAAGGAGACTGAATCATGGCTATTTTCTACGCTGTCCCATCCCAGAAATTGGGTGAAGGCTTTGCTAAAGACCGTGCTAATTCCAACGTCAATGGCGGCAACGTCCGTGTCGATGTAGTTAAGTACACTGTTCCTGCCTCAACCCTTGCAATCGGTGACAAGATTGTTTGGCGTAACGCACTGCCAAAGGGCGCTCGCGTCCTGCCACAAACTCACTTGTATTGGGCTGCTGGCACTGCAAGCTCAACGATCAATCTGGGTGACGGCGCTTCGGCTGCTCGCTACTTGGCTGCTACCTCGGTGGCTTCGGCTGGTGATGTTGCTGCTAAGGCCGCTGCTGCATCGGGCGCAACCTACGAAGTGGGTACTGCTGCTAACGACGAGCAGATCGTCTCGACCGTTGCCGGTGCTGTGCTGGCTGCTGGTCAGGTGATTACGCTGCACCTGCACTGGGTGCAGTAAGCTCTTGTGCTAAGATAGGGGCTACTTCGGTAGCCCTTTTCTTTGGAGTCGCAAATGGCAACGAAAATCACCATCGCAAACAACGCGCTCGCGATGCTTGCCGACGATCCAATCAGCGATTTTAACGAAGGCACTGTGCGCTCAGCATTAGTGCGAGATCAGTACGAGAACATTCGCGATAACTGCTTGCGCATGATTCCGTGGAACTGTGCCGTTAAACGCCTTAACTTATCCCCTGACGTAGCCACACCTGTGTTTGGTTACGCATTTCAGTACACGCTACCATCTGACTGGCTCCGCACATTGTCCGTCACTGACGAGCAAGACGTGTACGAGTTCCGCATCGAAGGCCGCAAGCTCTTAACCGACCTTGAAAGCCTGCAAATGCGCTACATTTACCGCAACGACGACCCTGCTACCTATGATGCCGGACTGGTCAACTACATGACCTTTAGGCTTGCAGAGGCCTTGGCGTACCCAATCACGAAGTCAACGACGCAGGCCCAGTTAATGGAAGCCAAGGCGCGTGAAGCATTCATGATTGCGAAGGGCGTGGACGCGCAAGAGGAAGTTCAGCCGGACTGGTTTGATAACACGCTGATTAGCCGCAGAGGTATCTAATGCCTAAGTTCTACGCAGCGCAGACCAATTTTATCGGCGGCTCGATCAACGAGGATTTGCTAGGCCGTACCGAGCTAGGCTTCTATGCCAACTCTGTGCGCCGCATGATAAACGCGCACACGATTCCGCAAGGTGGCTTAGTTCGTGCGCCTGGCACTGAGCGTCTAGGCTTAGCTAACACGGGCGCTGCTCGCTTATTGCCATGGATTATCAGCACGACTGAGGCATATGTCGTTGAGATTAGCGGCACGACGACGATCACAAAGATTCGCGCCATCATCGGCACGACCGTAGCGGCATCGTTCACGGTATCGTTTACCGGCTCGCCTGCGTCTGTGCGCCCTGTTCAACGTGGTGACGCGCTGATTCTGTTCCTGCCAGGCAAGGTTATCCGCCTGTACCGCTCGCCAACTGGCACGATTGCGCTGCAAGACACAGGGTTCTTTGTTGCGCCTAACGATGAGATTGGCGACCAATACGATGCGCGCGCATTGTCAAACCCTACGTTTACCATTACCGGCACGACGCTAACGTCATCTGCTGCGTATTTCCGTGAGGCTGATGTTGGGCGTCAGTTCTCGATGGGTGAAGGCTTAGCCACTGTCACGGCGTTTACGAGTACCACTAGCGTCACTGTGTCGATTATTGCGGCATTTACACCAACGACAGCGCTTTGGTCATCTACGGCGCGTCCGGGATTACTGGATAGTCCTAATGCCAAGATCACGCTTACCGCGGCCAAGACCGTTGTTGGCGATACGCAGACGCTAACGGCTGACAAAAACACATGGAAATGGGTGGCTGGTGGCTTTGTAGTTGAAGATATTGGCCGATACATCAAGATTAACGGCGGCCTGATTGAGATTACGGCCGTAACGAGTGGAACGGTGGCAACTGGCATTATCCGTCGCGCCTTGGATAACACTGCTGATGCCTTTGCTGGCGGCTGGCATATCCACACCGCTTTGCTGCAAGCTGCTACGGGCAAGCCATACGCTGGCGAAACCATTAACGCGGCCACCATCTTTGAAGGCCGGCTGATTCTTGGCGGCTTCACGCGCTACCCATCACGCATTTACGCCAGTCGTACAGGCGAGATTCAGGACTTTAGCACCGGCGTTGTAGCTGATGACGGCTTTCAGTTCGACATTGATTCGAGTCGCGCTGATCCGGTGATTAACCTTGCGACGCAAAATGACCTGCTCGTGTTTACCTTGTCCGGCGAGTACGCCATCAAGGGATCGGATAGTGGGCCACTGAAACCACTGTCAATCAAGGTTGAGCTAAAAACGTCGCATGGTAGCTCGCAAGTGCAAACGGTGGCCGTAGGTACGGATGAGTTCTTTGCGCAGCGTGGTGGCCTTAAAATCAGGGCTTACGGCTATTCTGGAGACTCCGGCGAGTCTGTCAGTCCTGACGTTACAATTCGCCGCTCAGACTTGTACGAAGGTACGACCGTTAAGCGACTTGTGTACGCGCAAGCGCCGCACCAACTGCTCTACACGCTCGGTAATGACGGCAAGATTCGCCTGATGTGCATCGACAAGAGCGCAGGCGTTTATGCGTGGTCTAACCTGAGCATGACCGGCGTCGTTGATATGGCCGTCATCCCTGACGCAACGGGTGATGCGACTTACATCATTATTCAGCGCGGCGCAGAGTTGCTGCTAGAGCGTTTCCGCTACGATTACCCAATGGCAAGCACCTTTCAAGGCACGCCAACGGCGGGCGTTCTTGCCGTGCCACATCCTAACGGGCAAGTTCTCGACGTTATTCGTTACGACACGTTCTATTCTGTCTGGGTTTACGAAGGCCAAAAGACCGTAGCAAGCAACCAGATCACCGGATTGGGCGCAGGGCTTCATCAGGTCGGCATTAACGCGCAGTGCAGTATTACCTTGCTGCCTGTTGAGGCTGAGGTAGAAGGCTCATTGCAAGGGCGTAGAGCAAGCTACAACCGCATTATGGTAAGATGCTACCGTACCAATCCAGCCCTTCGCGTAGCAGGTGAAACCATGCAGTTCACTCAGCTTAAATCGCCTGATGCTACCCCTAACCCCTACGGGCTATTTACCGGCGATGCACACGCGACACTTCGTGGCTGGGCAGATAATCAGCCTGAAATCACAATCCAAATGGATGCGCCGCTAGACTTCCGTCTGGTTAGCGTTGTCCGCACTATTACGGTGAATGACTAATGTCTGGAATCCCTTTGGCGCTAATTGCCGCTGGTATGCAGTTTGCCGGTGGCATTATGGGTGGGCTAGAGCAGTCTAAGGCGTTGAAGTCTCAGGCTGGAGAACTAACGCGTCAGGCTAACGAGCTAGAGCGCGTCGGTGCGCAAGAGTCGCAGACTATCCGCAAGCAAGGCCGCTCTGTTGTTGGCGAGGCTGTGACTAGCTTGGCATCGTCTGGAGTCGTCACAAACACCGGCACGGCTCAAGAGATTCGCGACTACATCACGAACAACGCAGCATTTGACGCGATGACGGCGGTGATGGATCGCGCGAATCAGGCCTACTCAGCGCGCAAACAGGCTGCATCGGCGCGCAGGCAAGCACGTTCAGCGATACTTGGCGGTCTCCTCGGTGGGGCTGGGGCAGCAGCAGGCACTATGGCGGCAGCAAAATGACGATTAACCTCGGCAATTTCGGTAACAGTATTCAGGCTATCACTGAGCAGCCTACCTATAAGGCTGACATGACGATTGCTAACGCGCTTACTTCATTCGGCAAGATGGCTGGTGACATGGCGATTCAAGAGCAGCGCGACCTAGACGAGACTGAGGCCGTTAAGCGCACAGCCGAGTACGAAGTCGGCGCGACTGAATTGCTTACAGTCGGCACGGAGAAGCTACGGTCTGGCGAGATTAAGCCGGACGGCTTCGAGGGATGGTATTCCGGCGAGCTAACTAAGCTCAAGTCTGAGAAGGTGAAAGGCGTTCGTCAGACATTAGCCGACCGCTTATCCGCAGGCTTTGACGTGGCTAACATCAAGTTAGGCATGAAAGCGCGTGATACGCAGTCCGGTTTTGTTAAGGAAGTGCAGACGGCCAACCTGATGCAGACCCGCGAGCAGTTAGAGCGATTAGGCTTGACTGATCCGGAAGGCGCTAAACGGCAGTGGCTAACAACGCTGAATACCGTTGGCACGAAGATTCTGAGCGCGCCAGAGATTGCTAAAGATTGGCAGGCATTCCAAGAGAAGGTAACGTTCAACAAGTTGGCGTCTGACCTTGAAGGCATGACAAGCATCGGCGCTGTTGGTCAACTAGAGTCGCAGCTTGCCAATCCTGAGTTCCAAGCAGGCTTGTCGCCAGAGGCTCGCTTGCAGTTACGCAATGCTGCCCAGTCTAAGAAGCGTGAAATGAAGGCTGAGGCTGATCGTGTGAAGCGTGAGCGCGAGTATTACGCTAACGAGCAGGCACGTCAGTACGTTGATATTCTTGGCTCTGGCCTGCCCGTTAACTCAAGCCTGCGCACTGAAATGGTGGAGTTCGCTAACAACAGCGGTAAGGCCGGTAAAGCCGTGCGCCAGAC